ATGATTTGTTGTGCAATTGACATTGAATCTACATTTGAACCTGCTGGTAAATACTTCTGTGTAAAGTAAACATTCAAGTCATTTAAACAGAATTGCTCTGAAAATTGAATACCTACAGTTGCGATTTCAATTTGATTGATTGTTGTAGTACCTGAAGAGGTAAAAGAACAAGCTAATGATTGAAATGGTACAGTTGATTCTAATACTGGAATCTTTGCAGAAGATTTGATACCTGTTCTGATATCTACTCCTAATCCTAATGTTTTTGCACCAAGGATTGCTTTGGTGATTAAGTCCGCTTTATTTTCTTCAATATAAGCGGTCATTGTGCCTAATGAAAATGCCATTTTGTTTTGTTTTTAGTTGTTATTTATTTTTGTTATTTAAATGCTAATTTTCTAAACTCCTCCAATGAACTCATTGAAGTTGATTTTTTAAAGTTTTCTTTTGCAGTTGATTTTGGTTCTACGCTTGGAGCATCAGCAACCTTTTCAATTAAAGAGAATAACTTTCTGTTTAAATCGTTTTGTGCAATAATCTGATTGTTTGCAGATTCTAAAGCCTGATTTGATAAACCTAAAGCAGCTTCTAATTTACTTAGTCTTTCGTTTAACTCTGCAAATTTAGTTTCAAACTCTTGGTTACTATTCATTTCTTCCATTACTGGCTCTTCTTCTACTGATTCAGGTTCTAAACCTTTTACAACTCCGTTTTCAATGTAAACTTTCATTGGTTGCTCATTTACCATGATAACCATTTCAGTTACTTCTGCAGGTACATCCATAACCCCATCTGGAGTTATAACTTGTAACTTTGAACCGATTGCTATTTCTTCAGTATCAGTTCTTAGGATTGTGCCATCCATAGCTTTATAGTCAGCAAACTTTTGCTTTACTATTTCATCTCCGAAAATATCCTTAAACAAATCTTTCATGTCTGAGAATACTTCTTTAAACGATTGTTTTTTATTTTCCATTTCTCTTTTTTTTATAAAGTACCTATTTTCTATTTCGTTGCAATCTCAGCAACTTTTTTTCTTAAATTGTGTATTCTATCCGCTAATGATTCAATAACATCTACAGGCGCATCTTTTAGCTTTCTTTGCGAAAAAGCACCCTCAACACTAAATCCTTTAAACACTCCTGTTTTAATAAAATCATTCCATACTTCATTGTTATCTACTTTAAAAGTTCCAAACCAACTACCCTCTGTTAATGTTGGATAGCCTTCTGGTGTTTTTATACCTCTTGTTTTATCAATGATAAAAGATTCAACCATGTAAACTCCATTAACTTGTCTTTCAGCATCGTGCATCATGTTTACATTGTGAGTGTAACCTTTTTTGAAAAACCTTTGTGCAATCTTTTCAATCTGGTCCTTATCAAATACTACATAATACTCTCCGCTTTCATCCCTTCTATAAATTGGTAAATCTGCAATCATTAAAGCTCCCGAAATCAGTCTACGTTCTTTGTCAGCAAAGAATTTAAACTGTTGATTCATTCCTTTATTTTCCCACTTGCTATAACAAATAGCTGACGCTTGGTCTGGTGCTTTTCCTGCTTCTATTTCAACACTCATGCAACGTGACATAAAATCGTCTTGACTTTCACCGGTACGTGGATTTACAACCATTTCTTGTCTATCTATTTGTTCTAATTTTCTTTGCGCCCATTCAATGCCAGCATCACCGCCCCATGCTAACCACATTAACCTACCACATCCATCACCTAATGCCTTTTGGCTGTTTTGTCTATGCCTTTCAAATGATGCCATGCGTGCAATAGTATCACGTGAAATAGGTTCACCCTTTGCGAGCTGATTGGCTCTTGCCTTGCCAGTTGCCTCTCCGCAATCACCCCATCCGTTTTCTTCTGCCCATCTCAAAGCTATCTTTGCATTCTCACTTGCTTGTTTTGGGTAATCATCATAACTTTCAAAGTTATGGTCTTTGAATGCGTGCCAATTAGTTTCAATTGCAGGCTGATCCACTAATGCGACAAACTCAACACCTAACTCATCGCTATCGTCTATTACTAATTTATACACTGGTAAATTTTCCATGTTATCCTATTTTTGAATTATTACTTAATTTATTTACTCTTTCTGTTACTGCTCTACTTTCACTCTCTACTACATAAGCCTTCATTGGTTGTTGGTTTCCTTGCCCTGCTACTGTTCCATCTGGATTAATTTGTGTAACTGTATTTTGTGCTGTTAATCCTTGTGGAGGTTGCCCACCACCCCCACCGCCTTGAGTGAATGAACCTAAGTTACCACCACCGCCACCACCACCGCCACCTGTTGATGGTGCTTCAAACTTTTGTTTTGCAATTACAGCTACTCTTGCCAATCCACTTGCTATGGATATACCTGCCGCTATTGCTGCTCTAACTGGAGCATCTGGTGTTGGTATTGCCATCTGACTTGCATAAGCTGATTGTGCTGCCTGATATGTTTCAATGGTTGCCTGTGCAATACTTGCCGCCTTTTTTACATTAAATGCTCTTCTTTGGCTTTCTTCACTTTTACCTGCAAAAGCATCCGCTAATGATTGAACTGTTTGTAAACCTTCAAGTGTTAATTGTACCTCTTGTTCTTTTGCTTTTTTTCTATTTGCAAGTTCTTCTTCTCTTCTTTTCTTTTCAGCTTCAAATTCAATTTTAATCTTCTCATCTGCATCTGCTCTTCTTTTATCTTCTGCTTCTTTTAATCTTTTTAATTCAGCATCTAAAGCGTTATTATAGTCTTGTTGTTGTTTTAATTTATAAGCATTCCATGCTTGTATTTCTTCTGGTGTTGCATAATTTAAAGCAATCTTTGTTGCAAGTTGTTGTTCTGCAATTATCTGTTCTTCTTCTCCAAACTTATTATTTAAAGCATCAATTTCATATTGAATAAATTTTGCTTGTTCTTGTCTCCATTTTTCAGCAGCCGCTAAATCATCTGCTGCCTTTTTATCCCTTAATGCTTTTGCTCTTTCATTTGCTGCCTTTTGTCTTTCTTCTGCTTTCTTTCTTTCATCTGTGTCAAATTTAGCCTGCTCTATTACATTATTATTCTGTAATTCTCTTTGTCTTTTTTGAAATTCTGTTATCTGTTTTAAGTCCTCTTGGTTTCTTTTTAATGTTTCCTTTTTTTCATCTGCATCTTGGTTTTGAATTATTTTTGCTCTATCAATTATATTTTGTTTTAATAAATTAATACGCTGTTGTAATTGCTTTCCCTCTTCAATGTTTAGATTTTTATTTAATGCAAGTATTTCATCTGCACTTTTACCTTGTGCCTGTGCCAATTGCCTCCTAAAATTTGACTCTTCTTGAAATCGTGAAAACTGCCTATCCATTACTGCAAGCTCCGCCTCACGTGATGCAATTACCTTTTTCTGCGCTTCATCTTCATCTTCCATTGCATTAACTACAATAGCAATAACTCCTGCTAAGGCTGTTAAACCTGCAATTAATAATCCTATTGGATTTGCTGCCATTACAGCATTATAAACTCTTTGAGCAGCAGCCAAAGCGTAAGTTCCAACTGTTGAAGATTTTAAAACATTGGATACTACTTTTAAACTATCACCCATTCCTGCAAGTCCCTGCAATCCTTGAGTGATTGCCATTGCTGCCTGAACTTTTAATAATGCTTTTTGTAAATCTTCATTCTCACTTCCAAATAAAGCAACTGCACCCTGTGCCGCCTGAAATCCTGATGCAACCCCACCAATAACACTTGTAAATGCTTGTATTTTTTTATCTGCTCCTGCAAATCCTTCAATCTCTGCTCTTAAGTCTCCAATATCGTCTTTAACAGCTCCTAATCTTTTTAAAGCATCTACATATTCCTTAGTGCCTGGTGTTAGTCCTGATAGTTGGTCTTGAAGTGTTTTAAATTCCTTTTTTAAATCAGTAAGTGATTTAACACTACCTTCTGCTTGTTGCTTTATATCTTCGAGTTGATTTACCGATTGTTCACCTCCTACAATTTCGGTTTCTATTACTATTTTTGTAAGTGCCATGTTTTATAAAGTACCTTAATTGTAAACTCTTATCTCAATTGTTGTGTATATTAAAGCATCGTCTTGTGAATTACCATCTGAATCATAAGTGTAAACTTCTATCACATTATTGTTTTTTCTTGCAGATACTATTTCACCTCTAAAAGTATTATTACAATATATTGATGTTTTATATTGTGTAAACTCTCCAGTCAATGTACCTTCATATTCGCCTACTGCATTTCTTGTCCATGTTATTAAATTACTTAAAGTATTTTCTAAAACATAAGCAGTTGGTGCAGTTATACCTGATTGATAAAGTAAAGCAATGTAATGTTTATAAGATACATTATTATTTGTCTTTATTCCATTATTGTAAGTAACATTTGATTCACTTACTGTTAATCCACTGCTATTAGTTACTGATATATTGGAAACTCCTCCTAAAACTGTAACTCCTGTTGAGCTTGTTATGGTTACATTCTTTGAACCTACCCCTACAACATTATTTTGACCGCTTACAATAACACCATCACCTGATTGAACTAAATTATTTCTGCCACTTACCAATGCACCAATAGCTACATAATTATTATTAAATGCTATTCCTCGTGCTGTTGGAGCAGGAGTTAAATTATCTAAGTCTTCACTACCTCCGTTTATATCTATTCCGCTATCGTCTGTATAATTAGGTAATGTTTTTAATTTAATAAACTCACATTTAGTTGGTTGATTCATTACCCTATCATAGTCTATAATCTTATTTAACCTCCAATATTCATTTTCAAAGAAAAACAAATCCCTGAAATCTAAACTTTGAATGTCAAACTCATTTAGTAAAAAGTAACCGCTGAATATCTTTGAATCTTTATCAGATATTTGCTCAATATAATCCCTCCAGTATTTATTGTAAAGGTTATTGGCTGTATATCTTTGTGCTGTATAATATACTTGGTTAGGACTTCCAAAGTTTAAATCAAATGATGGATTGTTTACATCGTCTAAATGTCCTGCATAGGGAAAGTCATTCCTGCTTGTTGTTCCACTTGTTGCTATATGTTGCCATGCGTTATTAGTTGGTTTTAACCCACCCCAATAAAGTAAACGAATATTTGATTGTGTTGGTTTAATAGTTCCGTTTGCATCTAATGTATAAATCTTAGATATTACCCTATCATGCCCTATTGTATTAACTAATGGTGTTGGACTAAATATTAATTGAGTAACTACTTCACCTTTTAAGAAATCGTTTAATACTTCGTATTTTCTTTGCCCGTAAATCTCATTGTATGTGGTTTTATAGTCAGCATTGAAAAAGTCAGTATCTTCTGCATAGGTAAATAAATATGTTTTATTATTTAGTTCACCTAATGGAATTATCTTTGTTTCTTTTGAGTAATCCAGTTTATAACTCCAATCTCTTGTAGTTCCACTTGAATAAAATGTTGGTCTTGGCTCAATCAGTAATTTTTTAGGATTGCCTTTGTCTACTTCTACAAATAAGTTAAAAGCTTTTATAATTGAGTTGAAAAAGTCACTTTGTTTTATTTTATCTGGCAATACTACATTTACTTCTACATCGTCACCTTCTTGGATATTTGTATCTGTTAATTGAACACTAAAAAAACTATCTTGTAATACATTCATTTGAAATTTAGATGTATTATTCCATTCTTGCATAGTTCCTGAATTGCTGTATATTGAATAAAATACAGATGTTCCTACTTGGTATGGTTGATTATAACTACCAAAGTTTGCATACTTAATTTGTATAATATCATTTTGCGCCAAATAAGTTGTTATGCTTAATTGTCCCTCACTTGTTAGTGATGTTGTTCCGCTTGTTAATGTTGCAGGTAATGTTGTTGAATTTGAAGCTGTAAACATAAACCAATCATCTACATTAACTTGTGCAGATATTTGTTTCATGTAACATGGTATATTAGCAATTACTTGAATGCTATTTTTATAAATAGCAAACATACCTACTCCTACTCTTGAATTTGTTAAATCTGCTGTTGCTGTACTTGGTAAATGAGTTACATTAGCTTTTATAAACGCTGTTAAATTATAAGTTCCACTTTTAGGCACTACATATGTTTGATAATTAACACCGCCCTGTTGATCAAACCAATTATTACCATCGTCAAAGTTTGGAGGTGTTGTTTTATCAGGATATATTAAACGTGTTGCATTTGCTACTTCTGGAGCTGTAACTGTTCCACTATTATTATTTATTATACTTTGTGTTGCTGTTTTACTTGCTCGCATGGTTCTATCTCTTACCTGCTCAGCTGTTAGCTTTAAAGTTGATGCTCCTGAATAAGGAATAATTAACTTTTTAAATAGTTGTGTTTCAAAGAAACTTGATGAATAACTAAATCCTGCATCTAAAAACATTTTATCTATGATAGTCTTTACATACAAGGCAGGGAACATTTCAGTTACTTTAAACTGACTATTAATCCCAAATCCATAATCAATCATTGGATAAACATAACCTGCCGTATTATTCCAACTTAACTGTTGATTGTAAAGAGTGTATTCATGGTCGTATTCTGTAAAATCTAAATCCCTTAAAAACTTATTATTGAAAAATTGATATACATTTTGTAATTCACCAAAGAAAGCTACTTCATACTCAATCTCGTATTTATCAGTAACATTTACATTTAACAACTGACAAATCCCTTTAAATTGGATAGCTTCATTGTATGTTATTTCTGCTTGTGCTTTTAAGTTCGGATTAAAGTTTGGACTAAAGTTAGTAGTGCCTGTACTATTAATGACCGCATTAACATTCCATATATTTGAAAACAAATCATTGTTAAATGTAGTACCCGGTAATATAACAGTCTTGCTCCATGTTGTACTGCGCTTTTCAGGTTCTCTAATATCAGCAATGTTAAAATTAAGAGGGATTGAAACATCTTCTTTTAAATCTATCTGCTCGTTGTTGATATAAATTTTAGTTAAAATCATCTGCGTTGTCTTTTTCTGTTTTGTGAATAGGTAAATGAAATAACCAAATTAAATAATTGCTGACTTGCAACATATTTAGTTTCATAGTTGGCATTGGTAATATTTATTGATACTAAGTTTGAGCCATCGTAAATATAAACATCTGGACTTGTAACTAATTGTTCTAACCATTCGCTCTCAGCTTCTGTAATCCAATCACTATTTATTGTTATGGTATCATCTAATATAGTTTCATATTGGTTTAACCCTCTACTCATTCGATTGTAATTGTAATTAGTACTGCTCCATGAGTTTGGATTACTTTTGTAAGTATTTCGTGTTATGTTTGTGTTTTTTGTCTTTGCACCGGTGAAAGTGTAATAATCGTATTTACCATAGTTATTCATAAACTTAAAACGGATAGGATCATACTTACTGCAAATATCTTCACCTGGATAAATAGTTATTGTTTCACTTACTATTGTGCCTGCACTATTTTTTATTTTAATAGTGTAATATTCATAACTTGCTGAAAATATTGGTGTTGTTCCAAATGATAAATCACTATTGGTTAAACTACTTAGCCAGTCATGGTCTACCCTTACATTAATACTTCTGTCTGATCTATTACTTAATGCTGTAAATGGATTCTGTGTTCTTACAGTATTAAATATAGTACCTTCATCATAATAACTAACTATCTCTAAATTATAGGCTTCATTAACAGCATCAGTCATAAAACCTAATATTAGTTTTTCACCTGCTCTTGTTTCAAATGTTGGTCTATCTGTTAGAAAATTAGAACCTGAACTATTTAATACATAAGTATTAACTGAGTAATCTAAAAAACTAAGTGAATCGAAAACACCATTATAGGCATAACCTGAACTTGTTGTTAAATTAGTGTAGTTAGTTATTCCACTACTTGGTCCGTATTGTTCACCAAACTTTACCTCATAAGATGCAATTGAGTTTCCGCATGTCTTAAATGTAGTTGTGTTATCGTCTGCATCCCTACTTAAAAAGTTTTGTATTATTCCGCTTACATCAAAAGTTCCATAATTATTACTTGGATTCTTTCCGACTTCTAATCGTGTATAGTCAGATGAACCATTTACATAAATATCTGCTATGTATCTAAAATTAGATTGCCCTGAGTTTGTACTGCTCAAAGTAAATATCATTTGATTGTATGCAGGCGCATAGCTTGCAGGCGTATTATAAACTGTTATTGCCATTGTTTAATTATATCTTCTTTTAATTGTGGTATTTCTTGTGTTAAGAATGGTTTTCCTCTATATCCAAATCTTTTAATAGTTCCATTCTTTAAAATATTGGTTGCTATTGCATAACTTAATGAGCGTTGTTTTTCTGCACTACCTGCTAACTCTTGTAAGGATGGTTTTGATTTTATCCATTCTAAAATCTTAGGTTGTAGCTTTTTTCTTTCCTCTTTTGAAAATCCTTTTGGCTTTGTTCCATTTTCTAAGTCTTGCCAATAATCTTCTGCTTCAATATTAACTGCACTAATATATTTACCTTTCTTTGTACTTGGTAATGCTTTTAAAGATTGAAACATATTACCACTGGCTACAAATCCAAACTCTTCTAAATTTCTTTTAACTCTTTTTAGAAATTCATTAACAGGGTCTTGTTCTACTTTAAAATCTTCAATACTATCTATTAAATCGTCTAATGCTTGTAGCTGTTGTTTATTTATTGCCATTTGTTTCTATCTTTAATATAACTCAAATAATTTAAAAAAGCCACTACATTCATATTTAAGTAATAATCCCATTTAGTCCTATCCTTACCGCTCATGTTATCCAAAGTAACATACCAACTCCAATAATCTAAGTGCTTTTGTTGTTCAGTTCGCTCTCTATCTTCTCCCTCATTAACTTCATTTGATTTACCAAATAATCTTCCATAATTGGATGTAAATCCTCTATAACCTTGCAAAAAAAAACACAAAGCGGATAAACTACCCCTACATTCATTGATTGAATATTTTTAATCCTATCTTCATAACTCATTTCAATTTCTTTAAGTTTAAACCAGTTCATCTTGTAAGGTTTAACAAACATTGCAACAAGCTGAGGTAAATTAGCCATTATTGATTCTTCACTTTCAGTTAATTTACTAATGCTTATAAAGTCACCTGCTGAAATCTTTGTAATATCATAACTCACTACCCATCTGTAGCCATTATGCCTAAACATTTGCACAGGCTTAGGAAAGTCCATTTTAAAAACAAAGTTTACTGTTTTAATCAGTTCTTTTAATTTGTCTATTCTTATTTTCTCAATATCAGCAACAGGAACATCACTCATTATTGATATTACCCTAATTTCTCTATCTATCGGATCAATATCTTTATCACGTACAATATCATAGATTAAAGGAAACTTCTCTATTGATACATCAAACCAAGTTGTAGGAATTGTTATTGTCATATTCATTTTATAAAGTACCTTTGTTTTACATTAATGTGTATCTGCCTGTTTTGTATTTAGTGTAAGCATGGAAAGCTAAGCATGTAGCCATAACACCATCGTCATGGAATCCACTTGGAGCTGAATACTTTATTACTCTGCTTTTAGGATTGTATTCATAAGTGAACATTTCAAGTTCTTTATCCAACCAATCTACATTTAAGAATTTAACCTCTTTATTTTGATTGGCTACTATTAAGGATTCAACTATTTCCTTTTTACTTTGGTTAGTAGTAACAAATGGCTCAATAGTGCAATAAGATGAACATTCTTTTTGTAACATTTCAAATATCACGTCACCGATTGAGTTTACCTCAACTAATGCAGTTTGGACATTATTTGTCCTTAAGCCATTGGCTATATTCTTTACTATGCTTTGCCAATCAGTATGTCTCCATCGTTCAATGTAGAACTGCTCACCTTTCTCATTGAATATAGATAACACTGAGTAATCGTCTGCTCTGCCTAAGTCAATACCGGCAAAAGCCCTTCCATTTGCTTTACTGTCTCCAATTTGTCGATTATTGAATAAAGTCGCAGTACCATCTACAAACTCCGCCAAATATTCCTGTCTAAACACCATGTCAGGTAAAGTCAATTTAGCATCGTCAATCTCTTTTGGATTAATCATTGGATTGTGATAGGATGTCATTGTGAAAGACTTGTACTGCTCATTAATCCCATCCAATTGATACATTTTATAGAAATGGTTTTTACCTTTTGGAGTTGATATTAAAAGCACCTTTTTACCTTTTACCAATACAGTTGCTCTTAATACTTCAGTCCATGCCTTCTCATCCATAAATGCAAACTCATCACAAACCAGGTAATCGAATGTGAAACCTCGAATGTTATCGTATCTCTCAGCACTAAAGAATTGAATTGTTGAACCTGTAATGTATTCAAGTACTAACTCCGACTGATTAACCTTTCTGTATATTTCAGGTCTTTTTGCAAATGCCTTAAAGCAATCGTCAAATACTTTTTTAGATTGTTTATAAATAGGACTTACCCATGCTATCCTTATGCTTTTATTATTTAAAGCCCAAAATAACATTTGATTAATAGCTAATAAAGTTTTACCAAACTGTCTACCGATGTTTATAACG